CGAACGCGCCCTTGTTGAACTTGGAATGGACGTTCATCAGCGGGTGGGAACGGATATACAGCGTACCCTGCGGCATGATAAACCGCATCAGCTCCATACCGTACTGGCGGACAACTCCGTCGAAGTTGATACGAGAACCAGAATCACCCCGGGCAATCTTGTTCAGGCGATTCAGGAACCCATTCCCTGCGAAGACCAGACGCTCGGAGCCAGCCGTACCACCATCGTAATCCCAGACCCTGTAGACCGAGTCGAAGAAGTTGTCGACAGTCGGAGTGGTGGTCCAGACCTTGACGCAGTGGTTCGGGGCGTTGGCATCTTCCGCGGCCAGGTAGTGAAGAAGGCCGCCGGTGTAACGCTTGGGCTTGGTGCCGGAGGTGTCTTCATACGGCTTGCCGAACAGGAAGCTGTATTCCAGGGCGACGGAGTGGTCGAACATCTTGCGCTTCTTGTCATTCTTCAGCGGGTCCCCAGTACGGGTACGGGTGCGCTTGGCGGTCTCCGTAATCCGATAGGAGGTCTTGAAGATTTGACAATAGTTCGTCTTCTTCGTCGGGTTGCGGGTGGAAGAGTCCGGCGAGGTAGAACCTTCCTCGTACACGTTCCCGATTTTGGTCAGGAAAGCGTCATCCGGAATCGCAGCTGCGGTGGTACCAGCCTGTGCGCGAGCCACGATAAACTGCGTGGTTGCTGAGACGCTGGCCACAACAACAATCTCGTTGTCGTAGGAATACACATCGGAGGATTCGGACTCAGCCTTTTCCACCAACAGCACATCCCCTGCCACGAGGTTGGTCGCATCACCACTGTCCACGATAACCGTGGTATAGGTGGTAGTGGAAATGGTACCATTCACCTGCAGACGAATTGGATTCAGCTCTTCTTCCCACCAGCTGAATTCCGGGTCGTCGACGGACTGACTCCGCATCTTCGACATGAGTGCCGTCAGCGGTGCCTTACCATTCGGGTTTCTCCAGAGAATCATTTCCCTGAAATTCTTTGGGCGCTCATCAGTGCCCCAATCTCCTGTGCCACGAAGGCCTGCTACTGCTGCCATTTTCATTCACTCCTACATCAGTTAGTCGAAATCATCTTCCTCAGCCATCTGAGTAAAGATATTGTCAGAAACACCGGCAGAACCTGCTTGCCTGCCAGAACCAGCCGGACGGAACGCGTGGGCCTGTGGCGCCTGCTGGACCTCTTGTTGCTGCTGCGGAGCGTCCACCGGAATTTTCAGCGCGAACATCACCTGAGTTCCCACATCACGAATCACTTCCTCGGCGGTCGCGTTGGGGTGCATGCTGATATACATCTGAGCATACTTCCCGACAACATCGCCATGCTTCACCGGGTCAAGCTTCGGCCAGGAATCATAGAACATCTTCCGCCCAGCCTGCTGCTGCTGTTCCTGGTATGCGACAGACTTGATGATGGTCGGCAACTGACCTGACATACCATGCACCACCGAGTCATACACATCCATATACAGCTTCGCCATGATATCCGGCAAAACTTCCTGTGGGGCTGTCAGCAACTGCGTAGCCTGTTCTTCCGTGAGTTTGAAATGCTCCTTGAGTTGTGCCAGAGCTGTTTCACGCTTCTGCTGAATATCAGCCTTAACTTCTTCCTGCGTGGGAACCTTCGGCTTTTCAACCTCCGGCTGTGCCTGCTCGACTTCCTCTGCAGTAGGCTGTGGTTGTTCTTCCTCGGCCATGGGTTCAACAGGCGGGGTTACTTCTTCTTCCTCTGCCTGTTGTTCCACAGCGGTCGGTGGCTCAACTACTTCCTCTTGCTCAACTTCTGCGTCGATTAAGTCATCATCAGAATCATCAGCAAACTCGTTCCACATGCTGAGTATATCATCAGAGACTGTGTCTTCTTCCTCCACCGTTTGGCTTGCGCCTGGAGAACCTTCTTCACCAGCCTTGTCCAACAATCTGGTATCTTCGTATTTAATCCGCATTAGGGTATACCTCTTTGTTTGCCGCCAATTCCACTTCCCTCGCCTTGATATTCGATTGCAGTTCCTCCAATATCAAGGTCGGAAGTTCCTTAAAAGTGTAGATTGCACTAATTTCACTCCGAAGCCGAATCATCTCATCATGAGTAATGTCCGCGAACACGAGCGTCTGTGTCCTCGCCTCGATTTGCTGGGCAACATACTTACCAAGTACTTCCCAGCCAGGAGACTCCAGCATATTCTCCACCGAGCCGAACGCATCTTTCATTTCCCGGAGGGTCTGGTTATCATCCTCGAAAATATCTTCACTCATATAGCACCCCTTAGCCTGTTGGCCCCATACCAGGAACTTGCCCCGGCTCCCCTGCTCTAGCGAAACGCTCCTCCCCGCCAGTAATGCTACCCCCGCCCTGAGGCCCGAGCGGAACCATGTTTCCTTGCTGAGCCTGCATAAGAAGCTCCTGGTCAGGGGTAATCTTAACCTTGAATCTGGAAATGTTCTTCGCCCCGGCAAGTTGCATCGTATAGGCAAAGATAGCAGCGAGGTCATACTGCATCCCGACTTGCGGAATCTGCTGAATGCCCTGCATGATTTCCTTGAAGAGGTTAGCCATCGCGTATCTGTCAACCGGCATCGTCCCATCGACAGGAACATAATCGTAAAAGCCTGCCAAGTCTTCGGGGGTAACAAGCATCTGCTGTGTCTGCCCCGGCTGCAGGTCTCCCGCAATCTTGAACATGCGCTCGAGTGAATAATGTTGCTGCGTCATTTGCGCAAGCTTCTGGCCAAGGGGCTGGAACCCCATGGCAGAGAAGTATTCCGCCTGCGTCTTCAACCTGTTCATGGAAAAGGCGGACGAGCCGCGAATCTCCGTCGCCGTCTTCCTTCCACCAGCAGCCTGCATGCCCATAATCTGGTCATTGACGCCGACGACTCGCTGCATCATCTGGGCAACAATCTCAGAATCCTGCAGGTGCCGGGAGGTGATATCGGAAACAGGAAGCTGTCTGAATACGTTATCAATGCTCGTTCCATAAGCCCCAGGCTTCAGGCGGATGATAAGACCTGCATCTGGGTTCGTGATATCCTTCGTGTTAACCCGACTTGGGTCGGCGACGAACATGTTATTCAAACTCTTTCTTACGTTATAGAAATGAGTATTGAACAGCCACGTCATTACATTCTGTAAGGGCTGAAGAGTTTCCAACATGGACCGCTTAGAGAATTGATATCCCTCAATTTCATACTCCAGCAAGTCAATCGGAAACTTATCGTGGAGCTCTCCGAGCGGCTGGGCTCGGATGATAATCTTGTCATCCACCACGGTGAATACCCAGACTTCCGGAAGCTCGCTCTCGCCCAGTCCCCACATCTTCGGAATAAGGCGGACGAACATTTCATATCCCTGGAAATATCCATAATGCGGAATATCCAGGACACTCAAATCCTCCTGCTCCTCCCGGTCAGGGAGTTCCATCTGAGAAGAACCCCTGTCCCGCTCGTCAACGCCAATGCCATAGCTGCCCAGGCCGGAATTACCTGCAGCCATGTATTTCTTAACTGCATCCACGTTGTAGTAATAACCAGCCTCCTTCCCGTTCACCAAATCATTCCAGGAGATATCCAGCATATAGCCTTCAAACTCCCCTTTTTGGTGATTGGCATAGCTCACCCGCGGGTCACCGATATGGTCCTGAGGTCGAATGTTAAACAGCCGATTCCCTTGATACCCCGGGACAGATACAGTCTTCCGGACCTTCTTGGTCTTTCCTGGAAGTTCAAAGCCATTCCAGGTCACCGGCTCTTCCACAATCTTACTGACCCGAACAGTTTCCTCGTCCCAATAACTGCCGACGACGCCAAGGCCATACTTCGGGGCGTCCATAAGCCAGATATACAACGGCACCATCATTCCGCCGATGTTAGTCTGGTAATCCAGCAGGGCTTCCATGGCCTGGGGATTAGCCTCATTCCCTCCATGGCGAACGTCGTACTGAAACACAGGAGTCCGCCCCAGGAAAACGGTAGTCCAGTAAGTATGCGCCGACATAAGCAGCGCATAGGAATACGGAATCTCGATGGTGGTGTACTGCGGATTTCCCTCATCCCGCTTACCAGACCGAAGAGCGTCGAGCTCCGTCTCCTTAATATACGCCATATAGCGCTCTTCGTCCTTTGCCCAGATAGCCCGCCTGTCCGCTGACTTCTTCATCGAGTAGCGCTTGCGTGTGTTAAGAGCTTCCAATATCTTGGTATGCTCTTTTGTACCATAGCGCAGATTCTTATTACCACCAATCATGGCGCATAACCCCTGAGTTTAGGAAGCCCGAAATCATCATCGTCGAGCTCCTCGAAATCACCATCAATGAAGGCCAGGTCTTCCACAGCCATCTTCAAAGCTTCAGCCACTGCCTCAATCACATCATCATGCTCAACATCAGGATAGCTGCTAAATTGCTCGATGAATTCGCTATGCTCGAGCTTGTTTACATAAAACTCCCCGTTGGAGCAAGGACCGGATAGGGCATCAATAATCCTGTATGATTTCTTTCGCCGGTCAGGTTCTGTATCACTAAGTTGAACATATCGACTGCGCTGCTTCATCGACTGCTCAAGAAGCCATTTCAAGGTCCGCTGGTAGTTAACAGTCTCTACCCTGGCCCTTCTTGGCTTCCACTTATCAATCATCTCCCAGAATGTTGCGACTGACCAGTCCGGCTCATGCCCCCGATTTAGCTTGTATTCGCAAAGATAATACTTCCCTCGATACAGGCCGACAACTGCATGGACCTCCCAGTCCTTGTCCTTCAACCCCATGCTTAACTGCCTGTCCGACGGCGGGGGAACAGGGTCGATAAAGTAAAACGTGGTCATTCGTTCCGGAAGCAGTCCGGGCTCATAATATCTTATCCAGCTTTCCTTAAACGCGGCAGTGGCCTCGGAGGTAACCTTACATTCCATCTCCCGAAGCCAGAGGCTGAGTTGATTCCTACTAACATGGGCCTGCTTCTCTTCCAGCAACCACTTCGTCGGAAACCTCGCCTCCCACCTGGACTCCCCGTGCTGGTTAAAGCAGGAGAAAATTAGACTTCTCCACTGCGGGTCCTTATGGCAGGTAGCAATCAAATCCTGGCCATTCAAAATCGTTTGCAGCAGAATCATCTTAGCATCCTGCGCCTCGGTGGGCGGGGCCAGGGATTTCTGCAATGAGCCAAAGAAGAGGTCTGAGGTCTTTTTCCTCGCCTCCGCTGTGGCAGTGTTCTCCTCGTTACAAGGGTCATCCACAATTATCAAATCAGGCCGGAAGTCGTCAATATTCACCCCGCGGGTCTGGCCCGTAATCCCCAGCGCAAGAAGGGTTATCGGCACCTCATCAATTCCGTGGTAAATTTCCAGCCATTCATCGGTCTTTTTCTCCCCGAGACGAAGCTGGAAAAACTCCGCCCAAGGCTTATTGTACATTATCTGCCGCTTAATCCAGCGGGTGGAGCGCTTCGCATGGTCCTGGGTTTCCGAGACAAAAAGAATCGTCCTGGACATGGCAAAGGCGATTCGCTTTGAGGTAAAGACCCTGGCCAGCGTCGTCTTCGCCCCACCACGGAAAATCATCTCAGCGATATATCGTGCATCTGGGTCCTCCATCGCCGCCCACATCTCGCCATGGAAATCAGGGGAAGTCTGGCGCATGGTCTTCGGAAACCAGAACCGTCCATAAAACTCCGAATCTTCTGCCGAAAGCATCATCAGCTCCCGCGGAGTCAGTTCACTTTTTTCCTTATTCATACGCCATTCCAGATATGTACGCCAAACTCATTCGGCTTAAGCAGGTGAACCCGCGGGACCATTCGATATGGGACAGGGAACAAGGTGGACGGGTCATGCCACTTAGTAACCTCCAAAAGCGAATAGCTGAATTCCTTCCCGAAGAGCTCCTTTACCAGTGGAAGATACTTCATCGCCAACTGCCACCAGGCGTCCGAAGTGTGCTTTAGCTTAACCTCCACGATGATGATATGTCCAGCTACCACATCAATAAAAAGCCCATCCGGCTGTGCCCAATAAGCTTTAACTTCCTTAGCCTCCCAATAACTAATCCAGGGCGACGGTACAT